CTGGCTAAAGCGGGGCGACCACATGATGTGACTGATCTCATGGAAGATCATCGCCTTCAAGGTGCCCCAGTGCTCCGCCGTCGAAGCGGCGTTACGGGTGACGATGCCGGGGATCACGTTGTCGCAGAACCACGATGAAGCCAGAAGCAGGTTCTCGCCGTCGGTAGCGGCCAGCGGGATGTCCGCCGACCATTCGACACTCACGGTACGACCGGCGATGATGCTAGCGATCTTGCCTGCCAGCGTGGTGGTGGCGTTGCGCCACGCCTCCACCCTCTCCACCAGTTCGGTCACATTACCCGTGTATTCGTTGGCCCGTGCCTGAGAGTTGGTGGCATTGATGATATGGCGGACGACTTTCTCGTCGGCCTTGGCCGCCTTCAGTTTCTTCACTGTTCCTCCTTAGTTCCGATCAGACCGTCGTGCCGCCAGCATCGAACGTGCCGGTGTACTCGGGGTGGTCGGTGTTGATGTCGTCGTGCTCCACCACGAAGGTGTCGGGGCGACCGAATAGTTCCTCTTTGATGCGAACGGAGTAGACATCCAGCACCTCCTTGACCACCTTGCGCTCTTCCAGATCGAACGAGTTGACGAAGTTGGTGGAAGCGAAGTCGAAGCCGAGGCTGTCGTCCCACGCCAGTTCCTCAAACTCCATGAGAGCGTTCGTGGAGACGGGGGTGTTGATGTCACCGACCGCCGAGCGCTCCCTCAACTTGGTGGCGAGTTCCAGCAGGCTGGCCGAAGTGACCAACTGCTTCTCGACCTTCGGCTCGTAGTCCCAATCCAGTTTGATGGCGAAGCGGTTGAGCAGTGCCTCATTGAGCGGACGGGTGCCGATGTAGTTCGGGTTGTAGTCGGCCACGATGAAGACCGACGGATGCGCCTTGATCTGCGTCGGGTAGTCCGAGCCAGCGGCATCGGGCAAGTAGATCGTGCGGCGACGGTCCAGCAGACCGTAGACGATGGCGGCGATCTTCGGGGGCAGGAAGTTGATCTCGTTGAGCAAGATCACTGCACCGTGTCGAACTCCCTCCACCAAGTCGCCACCGACGAAGTGGTAAGTGCCATCAGGCTTGGGCGACCAACCGCCGAGCAACTGGCGAACATCGGCACCACCGTTACAGGCGACGTTGACGACCGGCAGTCCGATCTTGGCGGCGTAGGCGTAGACCAGCGAGGTCTTGGCCGAACCGGTCGGGCCGGGAAGCAGGACGTTCTTGTGGAGCCGGTGAGCGGCGGCGAGAACGTCCATGTCTCGGACACCGCTGACCTCACGACCGATGTAGTCGGTCAGGAAGTAGCGGGGCGGGACCAGTTCGGAGAGCGGGTGGGTGTCAAGGTCGACTCCCGTGATCGGCCCGTTCTCAAGAACCGTGTCGTTGATGATGGTGATGGTGCTCATGTTCCTCCTTTGGTTGATGTTGGTCACATTAGTTCACATTGGTTAGTCGTGTCAAGTCGAGACTCATCGCCACTGCTGGTGTTTCATGAAGGGAACACTTACCCCGTCACTACGCTCTCCGTAGGCACCATGCCAGCAGTGGCCGAGCCATGTCTGTTAGTCGGACACCAGCGCTCCAAGCGGCTTGGTGGCCTCGTCGTATTCCTTGCGAACGTCCTCCATCGTCTTCGCTCCGAGGTCGACCATGCGGCCCGGAATCTCGCCCTTGCCACCATCGGTGGTGCGGATCGTGATGCCGAAGAGTCGGTCGTCTCCGAAGATTCCAGTGGACAACTCGGCCCAGCCCCGCTCGTACTTCCAGATGCCGAGCACGTCGGGTGTCATGAAGTTGGAGTTGGGGATGGGGTTCTCGGACAGTGGCCGTGATGGCATGTCAGCGAAGACGGCCTTGAAGGCCGACTCGGTTACGGTGAAGTCGTGGGTGATGTCGTGCATTTGGTTCCTCAATGTAGTTGGTGGGTGTGACACTCGGGAAGGGTCAGGACTTGCGCCCGTTCATGAAGCGGTCGTGCCGCTCACCTTCGACCCTTGAGAACTCTCGGCCTCGGTAGGTGTGCCAGTGGCCACAGACGGTGCAGACCAATCGGTACGCACCATCGCCCCAGCGGCTCTCGGTGCCAACCGGCTCAATGTGCGTGCTGTGGGTGGTGGTGTCGTTGGTCATGGTGTTCCTCCTGTTGGTTGGTGGATGGTCAGGCCAAGGAGATGCGGCAGTCGCAACGGTCGCACCGGTAGCCCTCGTCGTAGTCGACCTCGGGGCACTCCATCTCAATGAGGTCGATCACGTTCAAGTCGCTGAGCACGGTGGCGCAGGGCTTGCACAGGTCGTAGTGGACCGTCGTGCCGTCGACATCGACGGCGGTGAGATGCGGGTAGCGGTGGGCGGTGGTCATCGGTAGTCCTTTCGGTTGATGCGGCAGGCTCGCCTCGATGCCTCCCGCTTCTTGTTGGGGATGCGAGTCGCACGGAGTCGTTCGTGGGTGAAACGGAACTTGTCCTCCTTCGTCCACTTGACGGTGCGCTTCTCGGTCATACTGGCATTGTATCGCATTGGTGCTCCAATCACAACACTTCTCTGACGAGACGGATGAACGAGCGGATGATGCTGACCTCAAGCCCGATCAGAGCGAGAGAGAGGCCGACGATGGTGTAGTTCATATGATCTCCAATCCGAGGTAGGCCGCCGTGGCGGCGATGATGGTGGGAAGGAACTCGCTCCAGCGGACGGGAATCCACGGGGCGGCGATGGTGAGTGTGGTGTTCATATTTCCTCCTTCGCCCTCAATAATAGCACGATTGGCGCTCATTCCTCGTCATTGATGACCAAGATGGCCAAGAAACACCCCTCTGACCTGCACCAATGATTCGTAATGAAACTGTAACATCGGCGTTTCCCCTGCTCAGGCCGCACATCAATGAATCGAGCCTACGGGCACCAATGATTCTTTGCCCGCTCAGGTTGTGACGGTGCTACGGTCACGCCTCCACACTGACGGGAGGTTGAAGTGGCGAAGCCCAGTAAGGCCGCAAGCGGCCCACGACGCAGTAGGAAGAGATCGCAAGCGATCCCAACTCCGACAGTTCCACTGCCAGAGAGATTAGAGAAGATTGAGACTTCCTCTGGCCTGATCTATGAAGTTGAGTCTGAGTATCAGGTTCTTCACTACTCATCTCAACTCTGGAAGACAGAGGTATTGAAGAGAATCGAGCGAAGTGAGGATGGCTCTCTTTGGTTCACATTCTTCCATTCGCCACCGGGGTGGATCACGGTAGGTGAGGACAGAATCAGAGAGGTACCAGTGAAGGGGAAGCGGAGGAAGAAGAAGGATGTCATCGAAGACTGAGACACTGTTCATCTCGGCGGTTCTTCGACAGGAGGATCACAAGACACCTGTTCTGGCTGGAGTCCAGCCTCACTGGTTCGCATCGCATAGCGATGAGTGGGACTGGATCAGTCGGTACATCGACCGGCATCGAAGGTGTCCTAGCAAGGCTCTCTTCCGGTCGAAGTTTGAGGACTTCCAGATCGTCCAGTCGGATGACGTGGAATACTGCCTCGGGGAACTCCGAGATGAGTACCTACGTCGGTCGGTAGTAGCGGCAGTCGACAAGTCGCTGGACTCCATCAAGGACGACACCAAGGTCGAAGACGTGATGGAGGAACTCCAGACACAGTTGTTGCATCTGCAAGCAGATTGCTACGGCAACTCCAACGAGAGTGACGTGCTGGACGACTGGGAGATGGTCTACAACGAAGTCTCTCGGCGGCATGAGAGAGCAGCCGAGCGAGGCATCTCGGGGATTCCCACTGGGTTCCCGACCATCGACATGGTTACCAACGGTCCCCAAGAGGGCGACTACTGGATCGTGGCCGCTCGTCTCGGTCAGGGCAAGACGTGGACTCTGATCCGCATGGCGGCCCACGCCGTCTATCAGGGGTTCACAGTTCAGTACGACGCTCTGGAGCAGACCCGTGCTCAGATCGCCATGAGGGCGCACTCGTTCTTGTCCTCGGACCATGCGAAGTCGACGTTCAAGTCCTCGGCGCTCATGAACGGGACGGACTTCGACCTGCTCTCCTACAAGAAGTTTCTTCAGGAACTCAAGGAGGGCACGACCGGTCGACTCATCGTCAACGACACCAGCCGAGGCCGAGTGTCCCCGAGCACCATCGCCGCTCAGATCGAACGGAACCGACCGGACATCGTGTTCATCGACTACCTCACGCTCATGAACACTCAGGCGGGGGACTGGCAGGCCATCGCCGCATTGTCCGCCGAACTCAAGGGCATCGCCATGCGCTACGAGGTGCCCATCGTCGCTGCGGCTCAGATCAACCGCATGGCCATCGGCAATGATCTCCCCGGTGCCGAGCACCTCGCTGGTGCCGATGCCATCGGGCAGGATGCGGACTGCGTGGTCACGATGAAGCAGATGTCTCGCCATGTCGTGAAGATGAAGATGGCCAAGTACCGGCACGGCTCCGACGGTCAGGTCTGGTTCAACGAGTTCCGCCCGAACAACGGACTCTTCCGAGAAGTCAGTGGGGACACTGCCGACGACATCATGGCCGAGGACAAGTTGGAGGCGATGGGCGATGGCTGAGACGTATGCCGCTTTCGCCAACAAGCACCTAGACGTTCGGCTCCGCTCGGGCGTGGAGTGGATGTGCCTCTGCCCGTACCACGAAGACACGAACCCGTCGTTCGCCATCAACGTCCGCAAGGGCGTGTTTGTCTGCTACGCCTGTGGGATCAAGGGTCGAGTCAATCAACTTGCAGACCATCTGGAGACGACACTCGGTCCCGAGGCCGAGCGGGACATCGACTCAGTGAAGAGCAAGACCGCCGAACTTCTGGACGAGTCCGAGCCGGTCGTGCCGGTCGTGTCGAAGTTGTGGTTGGACTTCTGGCGCTCCACGGGCGAGTACATGGAGTTGTGGGCCAATCGAGGGATCACGGAGCCTGCGGTTCGGGACGAGTTCTTGCTCGGCTACAACGCAATGGAAGATGCGCTCGTAATCCCCGTCCACTCCCCTCGGAACAACAACGTCATGAGCATCATCCGCCGTCGACTCAACGTCCAAGAGGGCGAGCCGAAGTACCTTTACCAGTCGGGGTTCAAGATCAGTGAGTACCTCTACGGGTCGTGGCAAGTTCGCCGCAGGTTCTACCGAGCCAAGGCGGTGGCCATTACCGAGGGCAGTATCGACACGCTCGCTCTCTGGCAGGTCGGCATCCCGTCGGTCGCTCTACTCGGCGCTCGGGTGTCGAAGACTCAGGAGCGATTGCTCAAGGAACTGGACCCGCTCGCTTACGTTGTGATGACCGACCGAGATTCGGCGGGTAGGGCGGCGGCCATCGAACTCAAGGAGAAGATGAAGGGGAGCGGGATCATGATGTTGGAGCCGTCATACTGGCAAGTCAACTGCAAAGACCCAGCGGAGATGACAGAAGAGAGTCGGGTACAGGCGTTCGATTCTGCGATACGCTTGACTTAGGGTTCCGACCAAGGGGTACAATCCCCCACTGGAGCAGAGTTTCCTCCCCTCGGCTCCACACCTCCTTGGTTGGCGGTTCGGTCCCCCGGTGCTTCGGCACGGGGGATCGTTCCGTTGTAGGGACGAGTTTCGCCCCTCCCCGAACACCACTACGGGGAGGGGAGGACCGCTCCCATCTCCGAAAGGAAAGAGACGGGCACTCGTTGTGCGGTCCTTACGCTCATCTTGAGACTAGAGGGTGAGCGAGGTCAGGGCCAGCCCGTGAACTTCAAGACCGTCAAGCATCTTGCGGATGGCGCTCTTGTCCTTCGCCGTGCCCCAGTCGGTAGCGATCAGGTAAACCTCGCCCGTGCCGAACTCGTAGCGGAACTTGATGAGGATGCCTCGGTAGACACTGATGTAGCCAGACAGGTCACGCTCGGCCCGCCACGGTCCTGACGTGGCCGAGCCGTGCCCGATGGCGGTCGGAATCAAGCGGTCAAGAGTGGTCTGCACTGTCAGTTGTCCTCCGTGGGTGTTGTGATCTTGACGGCGAGAAACGGCTTCTCCATGAAGTCGGGGTCGTCGTCGTATCGGTGGTAAATGACGACGTAGGTGTCTTCGCCGTCGTGATACAGATTCAGGTCGATGTTGAAGTCACGGCAATGCTCCGGTTCGATGCCAAACCACTCATCGTTCTCCGCAATCTGCTTGAACTCTACGGTTTGGTCTGTTGGCTTGCCCATGTCAGTCGTCCTCCTTGAGTCGGTCGATTGTCTCCCATGCGAGGAAGAGCATCGCGCCTGCGAACGAGAGGGCGAAGAGTAGGAAGGTCATGCCGACACCTCTTCGGCCTCGCCGCACGGGCGGATGTGAACGGTAGTCCAGCCACGCTCCAAGAACTTCTTGGCTCGGAACTCGGCCTCTTCGTGAGTGGAGCAGACCGCCCAGTCAGCGGGGTCGCTGTGGACGGCACTGCCGGGGGAGTGGGCGGTAACGATGTAGCGGGCCATGTCAGTTGTCCTCCTTCGGCTCCACGGAAAGGAGCCAATCTATTGCCGCATCGAAGTTCTTGAACTCCTGTCGGCGCTCGTATTCGCTTTCGGCGTTGAAGCCAACCCACTCCCACGCTTGGAGGGCAGCGATCAAGGTTTCCCAAACTGCACGGTCCATGTCAGTTGTCCTCCTTTCTCAGAACGAGTAGTCCGTCTCGGTGTAGGGCCGGTAGCCCTCTTCACCGAAGTCGGTGACGGGAGCCTTGACGAGCGGGTTTGCCCATGAGGCGATGCGGAACGTGCCGTCCTTGCGGATGCCATAGCGCTTGGCCTCATGCTCCTTGATGTCGACCGGCGCTTCGATGGCCTTGTAGACGGTGGGGAAGGGCGAGCCGTTGCTCACGGGCTTCGTGATCGACGTGCGATGGGCGGGGACGAGCCAGATCGACTTCTCGGTCACCTTCGTGACGTAGTAGCCGGTGGTGTCCGTGACCATCCTGTAGACGAGAAGATCGCCGGGGCGGAAGTCGTGGGTGGGGGTTGCTGTCTCCATGTGGTTGGTTCCTTTCTTGGTTGGTACTTGCAGTGTATCACATTGGCGTACCAATGTGACGAATCGTGGTTAGTCGAAGTTCCAGTCGTAGATCGACTCACGGTAGGTGCCGAGCAGAGCGGGGTTGACCGGTCGGACTGCCACCTCTCGGTATCCGAAGGCTTCGTCGTGGTGGACCCAGCGCTCGCCTTCGTTGTCGACGGCTTCGATCCGCTCGTCGCACATCGGGCAGATGACGGTGTGAGTTAGGTCGTAGCCAGACTCAAACCGTGTGATGCCCACTCGATACTCACGGGCGAACGCCTTGGCGCACTCCCATGAGCAGACGAACTCGTAGGCGACACTGCCATAGCGGCTGATGCGGCGGATGCCGTATGTCTCCTTGGTCTTGCTCATCACTTGGCTCCCTTCTTGCGACGAGCCTCGGCGGCCTCACGGCACTTGCGGAGGAACTCGGGGTTGATGGACCCAGCCCACACGGGCTTGGACGTATCAACCGAAACGAGCGGGGCGGTGGGGAAGGTGGTGGTGGTCATGTGGTTCCTTTCTTGGTGGTTGAGTTGGTCAGGCGGAGAACCGCTCGTTGGCGGCCCACGACTCGTAGCGGATGACCTTGTGGCCGTCCTTCTCGCCGTCGTACATCGGGCCAGCGAAGCCCTCAAGGACGGGAGCGCCCCGAAGTTCGGGCCTCTTGCGGGAAGAGAAGTCGTTGTAGCGGACGACCTTGAGATCGACGGCCTCAACGAACTCGCTGTAGGTCATCGGCGTGACAGTCTCAGCCTCGGCGGTCAGTCTGTCTCCGACGACGATGAAGTGGTACTTGTTGGTCATGTGGCTCCTTTCGCCTCTTTCCTTACGCTTCCAGTGTACCATCATTGGTACGCCAATAACGAGTTATGAAGTTGTTGCAAGTGCAACCACCTCAGGCCGCCGACTTGCGGCTCTTCGACTTGTTGTGAACGACCTCAACGGCGCTCGGCTTGAAGGACCGCACTCGGCCCTTGGGCGTGTTGCCGCCACGGTTGATCGGACCCCAGCCCGTCACGTCGCCCGAGGGGCTGACGTACATGAACCGGTAGCGACCGGTCCCCCAGTGCCCTCGGTAGCGCACCTCGGGGATGACGGTGAACTCGTCACCCTCGGTGAGAGTGCGACCGTTCTTCAACTTGATGAAGCGGTCGAAGCCCTCGGTGGGGTTCGGAGCCTTGCTCCTGCGTCGTGCCATTTGCTCTCCTTTCGATTGGTCGACACTGCGATTGTATCACATTGGTCAATCAATGTCAAACGGAGAGATCAGTCGATGCGCCCGTGGTACCTCTGTTTGGAGCCGAGGTCGGTGCCCGTGTAGTTGGAAGCCCAGCCCACGATCAAAGCCGGTCGGTTCCTCAACTTCACGTTGCGATGGAAGGCGACACATCCCTCGGGGACGAGATGGAGGATGGTCAACTCAGGGTCACACTCAGCCAGCGCTTCCTCCACCGTTTCGTAGAGCGTGGCCTTGGCTGAGGTCCGGTGCATCTTCGACCCGTTGCCGATGCGAGCGGCGAAGAGGCCGGGAGCCGAGAGGCGCTCGGGCTGGATCGGGTTGCGGACGAACGCTACCTCTCGGTAGTCCCCGCCGAAGGACATGACCACCGTGATCGGTGCGAGGACATCAAGACTCACTGGCGTACTCCTTGCCACGCCACATCGCCCATCCGTCACGAATCGCCACTTGCTCGTAGACGAACTCCCCCGACTCTTCGTCGTAGGGAACAACCGCCACACCCTGCTGCCAGTCTTCGACCACCGGCAGCGGTCGACCGTCAAGATCGGTCGCCCCCTTGGTGGAGGGAACTGCGCCATCGGTTCGGGCGAGGCAACCGGGGGAGGCGGCGAGGATGGTCTTCGCACCGTCCCAGTCTTCTCGGGTTCGCTCGGCCCACTCACGTCGATGAATGTGGCCGTAGATCACACTGGTCTTCTCTGTGCTCAAATACTTGTGAGCCGTAGAGCCGTTGCTCGCCACCTTGGTTCCGTGGATCACTCGGAGCCGTGGGGTCAGCCAGTACCGAGCGGCGGGGTAGCCGGTCAGGTAGTCGATGTTGAACTCATCCATTCGACAGAGATAGGGCACCGACATGACCGGCCATGACTCGGGCGTGTTCCCTCGGCGCAGACCGAAGGCGGCTCGAGCGTTGTCAAGGAGCATGTTCGGCAGACGCTCTTCGTGGTTACCGGCAATCCAGACGATCTCGGCCTCGGGGGCAATCTGTCGAAGTTGAGCGCAGAGCAGAGTGGCTCGGTCGATGCTCGCCTGAGTGGTGCGGGCGAAGGCATCGGTCTGCCGGTACTTGCCGAACTCGCAGAAGTCCAGATTGTCGCCCACCATGACGATCTTGGCGGGCTTGGCATCCTTGACGATCTGTAGCGCAACGGATAGTGCAGATTCGTCGTGTATGGCCTCTAGATCGTCGTCTAAGCGACGAAAGTACCCGATCTGTATGTCGGGGAGGATCACGGCGCAGGGCCAGCCTGAGGGCTTCTTCGTAGCCTTCGGCACAGTGACCTTGATCGACGGTCCCTGTTGCACCACCGGCCACTCCGGTCCCTCGGCCCACCGAGGGTCGATCTGGATGCCGAAGAGGTCGTGGGTCTGAGCCTCGCCGTCTTCGTCCTTCGTGACGGTCTGGTAGACGGATACCCGTCGAACTCGTCCGATCTCGGCAATGTCGATGTCGTTCCGCTCCAGCATCTTGGCAATCTCGCCAAGAGCCTCACGGGTCGCTCCCGAGTCGGCGGGGAGGTTGTTCAGGAACTCGGCCATTCTTTGTTCCTCCACCGAAGAACAAGACTGTCGCTCACTTCGATGCCAGTGGTCGCTTTGATGGCCCGAGCGATGGCTGCCGACGAGACTTCGCCTGCCGCCATGACGGCCTCAAACTCTTCCAGCGACCCATCCGCCCGATCCCGCAGGGCGACGTACACTGACCGCCGCTTACTGTTCGCTCGCTGGCTGGGTTCGCTATCTATCGCTTCTTGAAAGATGCCCACTACCATCTCCTAACTGCCAAGGGCTGCTCTTGCGTGTGATACTGCCGGGTCTGACGTTTATCTTGCTTACCCGACGACGCATAGACCACGCTAGTGCGCCAGCAATGAAAGAATCGGGAGGGTGACCGCCGCCGTAAAGGTCGGCTTGGGTGACGAACTTGTGCTCGTTGTAGCAGAACTCAACTCGGGGCGACCTAAGGGCGTTCTGCTCAATACCGGCGATGTACTCAGTGAAGACTGTCTCACGCTCTCGCCCCCGAAGAACGATGGGTCGAACGCTGTGGCGCTCGTACTCAATGAGGTCATTTACGACGTTGCCGATTCCGGTGGCATCGTGAGCGCACAAACCGCCGTATTCCTCAAGCACCCGATCAAGGTCACGGATCATGAGAGGCCAAGGCTTGCGACCGGTGCGGATGAAGAGCACCTCCACCCACGGGTTCACGTCGGTGCGGAACGTGCGGATGATTGTGTAGTCCTGCTCCTTCGCCCAGTCGACACCCGTGACATACGAGGCACCTTCGACCGGAGGCTCGATACAGACCCGCTCGTCCACGTCGCCCTTGAAGATGCCGAGGTCGGGGTCGAACATGGCTTCGACGTAGGCGGTGTCGATTGCACGACCATCGAACGACGGCTCCTGTAGGTCGTACTCAACGTCGAACATGCGCTGGCTGACTTCCATCTTCTTGCGCTCAACTTCTTCCATTGAGAGCCAGCCGGGAGCATCGGGCGTTCCCACCGATTCACGCCAGCACCACTGGTAGACGGGCCAGTTCTTCTCGTTCGCTCGCTTGAGCAACTCGGTCATCGTGCCGTCGGGATACTGGTGGGTCGAAGACACGACCGTCTGAGCCTTCAGGCCACGACCGTTCATCGGCTGGCCCTGAGCAGACTCAAAGATGTCCAACTCCATCTCGTCCACCTCGTCCATGCGGAGCCGCTGAGGGTGCGGACCACGGACGGACTTCTGAGATGCCATGAGGGCGAGAATCCATGCACCGTTCTTGAGACGGGTCATGTACTTGGTCGGCTCTCCATCGACTAGATCGGACGGAGCACGGTCGTAGTACCACCGCTCCTGCGTCACTTCATGAACTCGCTGTGACTGGGAGGCCGAGCCACCGAGCACCGTGATCTGAGCGCCGAGGGTGGCCGCTTCGATGGCGCAGAGGGTTCCCATAAGGGTCGACTTTCCACCAAATCCTCGGGATGCCTTCCAGACCGAGATCGGGGACCGAGCGAAGTAGGCGTTGGCCAGAGCGTCGAACGGAGCCTGATGGTTAGGGCAGACGGCAACTCGGGGGATGGTCATGCCCCAAACGACACGGAGGTAGTGCCACAACTCGTCGTCGTCTTCGGGGAGACGACCGAGGATCAGGCTCACTTACCGGACCTGTTTGTGACGTAATCGACAATGAGAGATAGCGCTACACCGAGGGCAAGGATGATGGGGAATCCGAAGACAGTGAAGATGATGGCCTTGGTCATGTCGCTGCTTTCTTGACGGCTTGGACGAGGAACTCATGGACGGCGGCTTCACGGATCATCCGACCCTCTTCATCAGAGAACTCGGCAATGACATCGCCCGCATCGGAGATGACCACGATGGAGTTATCGGTGAGATGCTCAAGCACTCGGAGAATGTCGTAGAAGAGGGAGGCGTACACCTGCACCGATACCTGACCGGTTTCGGCCACATCGGCAAGGGTACGGATCGTCTCTATGCACTCTTCGACCTTCTTCTCGTCCATCCCGAAAGTCTACATTGGCGTGGCGGTGCGGGGGAGGGACGACGTAGCC